TGTACAGACTTTCGGAGGAGACTGACCGCTCGCTTATGGCGTCTGCGCTCCACTATCGCAGCGATATTGAAGCATCTCACGAATTGGCTAGATACTTGTTCACTACGCTAAAGAGGAAACTATAAATGCCAGTAACACCGAGCAATCCCGAAGATTACGCAGCATTGAACGACTTCGGCTTCACCGCAGTTGATGCCGATACTTACAATGCTTCACAACAAGTCACTACACAACAGAATACACAACAGGTTGCAGATCAGGTATCTGCGGCAGTTGATGATCGGTTGGATAGCATTGACGCAAATCTAAGAGCAATCATCGACAGACTCAGCGGAGAAGAGGGCGACGGATTTCCTGCTGCTGCAACTGATATCGAAAGACTAGAGCGAAAGTTGGATGAGATGCTTGAGTTGCAAACTCAAGAACTCTATACTGCGCTGAGTGGTCAATCTGCTGATATCAGAGCAGTTATTGATGAAGTAGAAGAGCGCAAGTCGCAGTTGACGGCGGCGTACAAAGCAAAGATGTCTACTATCGAGCAGATGGTTATGCCTTTGCTCTACAATCTCAAGAAGAACCCTGAGAAGGAATACATCTATTGGCCAAACAGAGAGAACAAGATTCAAGATCAGATCACTAAGATTCTTGCATTGACTCGCGCTGAAGTACCTCTATGAAATCATTCCTATCGTTCATCTCAGAATCTAAGAACACCCACTTGGAACACTTGGAAGACGCAATCTTCTTGAGTGGAATCAAGGGTATTGATCTTGCTGTTTCTGTAGTGAATGATGTGATCAAGACTTTACGCGGAGATGCCAAGGGTGGTGCATTTGTTTCTGTGAAATGGGATGGTGCGCCGGCGGTCGTCTGTGGTGAAGATCCGCAAACCAAAAAGTTCTTTGTGGGAACCAAGAGTGTGTTCAACAAAACACCAAAGGTAAATTACTCACACGCAGATATCGACACCAATCATGGAGGTTCGGGGGTTGCTACCAAACTACACGCTGCTTTCGATGCTCTGAGAGGTGTGGGAATTCAAGGTATTCTACAGGGCGACTTGATGTTCACTCCAGGCGATATAAAGACACAGAACATTGATGGAGAGAACTACTATACCTTTCAACCAAACACCATCATGTATGCGGTTCCTACCAAGAGTGATCTTGGAAAGCGTATCACCAAAGCGCAAATCGGAATCGTGTTTCATACGGTATACAAGGGAAAAACCTTTCAGTCTCTCAGCGCATCCTTCAATCCAAATATCTCTAATCTGAGAGGTAATTCTAAAGCATGGATTGAAGACGCATCGTTTGTAGATGCAACAGGAGTTGCAAGCATGACCGCAGCAGAAACCAAACAGTTAGAAAAACTGCTGGCAGATATTCTTGTGTTCAAGACAGATAAAGATGTTATAGGTGCGCTGCAAACCATTCAGAAAGACTCTGATATAAAGGATGTGGTTACTAGGTATTTCAACAGTAGCATTCGTGCAGGAGTGGATCAGGGATCAGTTCCTGCACTCATCAAGTTTGTGTTGGGACAACCCAAGCCAGATCAAGCATTGGCACAGCGCATTCGCTCTAATGCAACTGGACTGAAGAGAGCGTTCGATCTGCACAAACGCATTGCAGTTGCCAAGAATCTGATAGTGGCAAAGATGAGTCAGGTCAAGACCATTGGTGCGTTCTACCCAACAGATAGTGGATTCCGAGTTGCGAATCCTGAAGGATTTGTAGCAGTTGCTGCAAAGGGGGTCTATAAACTGGTAGACCGTCTAGAGTTCTCACGACAGAACTTTACTGCCGTGAAAAATTGGTCGTGATTAGGCATAGATACAATATCTCTAGAAAGGAGATTTTACATGGAAGCAATTCATAGCGCGTTAGGTACACTTTTCTATACCGTATTGGTATTCGTTGCCGGTGCATTCATTGGCAAACCACTTTGGGATTGGGTTTCCAAGAAGTTACCTTGGAATAAGTAATCATTTGACTGCCCTCTGAGGTAGGGGGTAGGAGGTGATCCAGCCATGAAGTACGACGATTGGAAGGCTAAGAGCGACGGTGATGCCCTCAACGAAGCGTTGAAAGGCAAAACTGTCGTATTCACTTTCGGTCGTTTTCAACCCCCCACCTCTGGGCATCAAAAATTAGTGGACGCTCTACAAAGCACAGCGTCTAAAGTAGGAGGAGTTGCACTCCTGTATCCTTCTCGCACCAACGATCCGAAGAAGAATCCGCTAACTTCTGGCGTAAAGATCAAGTGGTTACGCAAGTTCTTTGGTGACAAAGTAAAGGTTGTAGATGATTCAGGAGTCATCACCATGTTTGATGCAATGACCAAGTTTGATTCTGAAGGAGTCAAAAAGGTCATCATGGTTGTGGGTGGAGATCGTGTGGAAGAGATGCGTAAAGTGATCAAACCATATCTCACACACAAAGATCCTGATAAGCGATACTCATTCGAGTTTGAAGTGGTTAGCGCCGGTGAGCGCGATCCCGATGCCGAAGGCGTTGTAGGTATGTCTGCAAGCAAGATGCGCGGTGCTGCCTATGAAAACAATCTGAAAGCATTCATGGGTGGCATTCCTGATGGAGTTTCCAAGTCAGATGCAGAGTCCCTGTTCAAACAACTTCGTAAAGGAATGAGTGTAAAGGAAAGCGTAGAACACACGCCAGAAAGTCTTGTAGAAGTTGGACACATCGAAACTCCACATGGATCGCTTGTGCAGTTCTGGCTAGATGAACAAGATGACATCTATTACGCAGTAGAAACTGATTCTGCCGGAAATAGTATTGAGGGTGGATACGGAACATTGGAAACCATGCTTTCCATGTATCCCGGCTCATGGAATGCTCTAAAAGGACAACTGCGAACTATCGTTAGTAGACGAGTCAAGGCTCGTAGAAGTGACGATACTGAACGAGCAGATGATAGTTTGTATGAAGAGTCTGCGGGTTTATTTGCCAAATCAAAGTCTCTGGTTAAACCGTGGATGTTGCAACTACAATCTATGAAAGAAGTGGTTGCTACCGGAGTGATTCCAAGCATCAAGTACATTGCATCTGTGCCGTGTAGCAAGCGGGAACTTCCCATGAGACTTTTGCAATCCAAGAAGTATGTCGATCCGATGGTTAGAAATATAAAATTCGGAAAGCAAGAAGCAGAAGAAGCAATCGCAGATAGTCATATGCTTAACTTCAATAAACCATATCTTGAGTTTGCAAACCTATTCCTGAAAGCAGCAAACACAGGTAAAGAATCAGATTGGAGAGCAGCACAACAAAATCTGTGCAAGAACTACTCTACCATACAGAGTGGATTACCAACTGAAATCTCAGCATTGTTATTGAGTGGACCTGCACCATAAGAAAGGACAGCATGAACCCTACACCATTTTCAAACCAAGATCAGTTAACCAAAGATATCTCTCAGATTCTACAGCAGATGCAAGCGAACCAACCAAATCCGTTGCCTACTGAACTGCAAGCAGCAGTCGAAACTACTAGAACGCAAGTCGCTGCTGCAAAGACATCTGACGAAGCAATTTCTATTCTGAAGACTACAGCGTTTGCAGTTGGTCAAAAAGCAGGAACAGTTTACAGCAACCAAGACTTGCTAAACTTTGAAAGACAAGTACGCAAGGGCGTATAATGCCATGCGTTTTCGATATGGAAGTTGCTATACTAACGGATTCAAATTTCATGCAGTACGCCATGGGTATCTACACGAATCCATCGTGTATTGGTATGCGTGAGTTTGTGGAAGACCTTAGTAGAATCAAGTACATCAAGCGACTACTTAGACGATACAAGAAAACTGGCGAAATCCGAGATCAACTACTAACGAATCATTTCATTGTACTCAGTAATGTGTTTGGTATAACAGGGGCCGCGAGGCTCCTGTTTTTCAAAGTGGAACCTGAGTTACATCCTGAGATCAAAACATTCATGGTGCATATTGGTACTCTTCCCAAGCAAATACCTGAAGCCGATTTGATACAGATACCTCTCAACAGAGAAATAGTCGGCATACTTAGAGCATCACGATCTACATAATCAGGTAGGAGATACCATGAGCGAAGAAACCCCAATAAACAGTCTCGGTGCAGGCAACATTCAAGGTGTTCAACCGGAGGGCCCACCAGTAGTCCAAGGAACCTTTGCAGGATGTAGAGTGTTCGATGTAGACTCCGACACATTCCACAAATGCATTCGCGGAGCAAAGACTCCACAAGCCAGATGGAAACGATTTGTAGATTTGGAAACTCCTACTGGAAATGCCATCAGAGACTATTCATACAAGACACCAGGCAGACATATCATTGTGCATAATCCTACCACGGGGGAGATGAGTTACATTAAGCGTGGTCAGTCTAGGAGAAAATCCTAATGGACATTCTCCACCGTGACTTTGTTGGACATTCGTTTGTTTGGTGGCAAGGTGTTGTAGAAGACAACCTTGATCCGCTACAACTTGGTCGGTGCAGAGTTCGTATTCTTGGATTTCACACTAGCGACAAGAAAGATATTCCAACGAATAAACTCCCGTGGGCATATCCCATTCAACCCATTACAAGTGCTGCGATTAGCGGTATTGGTCACTCTCCCACAGGATTGGTGCCTGGATCATGGGTAGTTGGATTCTTTCGAGATGGTGTGAATGCTCAAGAACCCGTGATCCTTGGAAGTATTGGTGGAATCCCCGAAGAGAAAGCAAACAAAGACAAAGGATTCAACGATCCTCGTACAAGCAAAGAGTTGAAGTTCATTCCCAAAGATGAGTTCAGGGTTCAGCAGTATCCTGTGGATGGAAGCGGTGCAATTCTAGAAAATACGACTGAGGGTAAAACATATCCAAAGCATATTGGAAACGGTCCTCATCAAGCAAGACTAAACGAACAAGACACAAACAGACTTGCCAGAGGATGCAAAACAGATGAAACCATCATCGGTCTAAAGAGAAGAACTGCAAAACAAAAGATTCCTACTGCACTACAACCATCGCGTAACAAGAGTGTTCCTGCTGCTGATCCTGCGGTTGGTGGTTCTGTGAGAACCAAGAGTCCTGACGGTCCTGCATGGGACGAACGGAAAACCGAATACGCAGCACAGTATCCATACAATCATGTGCGTGAGTCTGAATCGGGGCACACATGGGAGTGTGATGATACGCCTGGTGCAGAGCGCATCACAGAGTATCACCGAAGCGGAACCCACTACGAGATATTTCCTGACGGAAGCAAGGTAGAGCGCATTGTGCGAGACAACTACACGGTGATTCTGAAAGACAACCATGTGCAGATAGACGGCAACACTTTTGTCACCATCGACAAAGCACTTCGCATTCTACAAAATACGGATCAAGAATCTGGCAGAAACTTTGATATACAGGTGGGACAAGGCGCTAATGTGAATGTGGAAGTCATGCAAGGCAGCGTGAATCTGACCCTGCATGACGGAGACTACAACGCATATGTGAACGGAAACTATACGCTAGATGTCACAGGAAACATGACTGAACGAATCGGTAAGAAACGATTCTCGCATTCTGGCGGAGATACTCATATCAAGACAAACAAGACTTATATCTTGGAAGCAACCAAGAATATCCTAGAATCCTGCGGAGGATTCAGAGACATGACAACTGGACTTTACACCGCGTTGAAGTCTGGCCAGTATCATCGTTTCACAAGCAAAGCAGATACCATCATTCGCGGTGCAACCATCCAACTAAACTAACATGGGAATGCCAGTACACAGACTCGGAGACATATGCACAGGACACGGATGCTTTGGTTCAAGACCAAATGCAGGCGCGTCAGGTGATGTGTTTGTCAATAGTTTAGGAGTGCATCGTGTAGGAGATCCATGGCAAAGTCATTGCTGCGTTGTTTGTCACGGAGCAAACCAAGAAACAGGATCGCCAACTGTTTTTGCAAACGGAATGGCGGTTGCTCGCATCGGAGATGGTGTATCGTGTGGATCGCGTAATCAAACAGGCAGCGGAAATGTCTTTGCGGGGTAACACATGGCAGACGGAATTGAAAGAACTAAAGAACTAACCAAAAGAGTAGTCGGCAAATGCACCCCAAACGCTGATAGACTTTCTAATGCAGTCAAATCCCTTGTTGACAAGGTAATGAAGGGAGAGATATTTGAGAATGCGTCTGCGTTGGGAGTACTGCAATGGGTGTTATGTTCTGAAGACCTAAAGACTCTGGCAAGTTCTATTCCTCCGTGGGCATATGATGGCGATTCAGGATCGGGATCAGAAGATGTTACTCCTGAGCAAGAGCATTTCTACGATAGAATCGTGTCCCGAGGAGGTACTAGTCTTCTCAGCAAACTGAGAACCTTACAGTTTGGATCAGAAAGTTCCTTTGGTTCTCAAGTAACCTTTACAGATAAACTGACCAGTCAACAAGAACGAATGAGTTCTTTCAAATCGCATACTGACCAACAAAGTGGTGCAGGCGATCCTGTGATATTTCAGAGAACGATGGGCATTGCAAGTGCATATGATTCTGCCAAGCAACAAATGGAAGGCCAGGATCAGGACAACTTTACTGGATTCTTCAACTCTACCATTCAAGGACCAATCGTCATTGAGCAGATGAAGAATCTGCTGTGTATTCCTGATTCTTTGGGTCAGATTCTTCGCAGCATCCTAGACTTGATTGCAGGCTCTTTACCATTTACTCTTGATGATATTACCAATCTGCTAGGTGGATTGGAACTCGATGAGTTCTTTGAGAAACTGGATCAGATGTTATCTGATATGGCAGGATTCTTTGAATATCTGAACTATATCGTTTCACTTGATCTATCACAGTTTTCTTTGGCACAAGCGTATGTTCAGAAGTTTACGCTTGGACAATTCATGGCAGCAATCGCCAAGGGAGAGGGTAGAGGAAACTGTATCATGCGCGCCATGCTAGAAGAGTTCACAGGTAGCGACAATCTCAGAGATGCAATAACGGCGATTGATGTTGAACGAGACAAAGAAGAAAGAGCGGCCGCGGCCGCATCTGCCGCACAAACTGAATCTGGCAAACAAAGAGCATATGATTCACAAACTGAAGACAAAGAGATTTTCTTTGAACCAGTTCCTGATGAATTGATTCTGCAAGGAATAGTAACAGGGACTCCAACACCAACTCCTCCTCCTATAGATGCTGCTACTGTTGCCTTGATTCAGGCCAGGTTGCAGGAAGTAGAGGCAAGAACCATGTCGGTTGGCCTTAGACTTGCTATGATGGTCACCCCTACTCCTGATGAAGAGGTAGATGGTGGATACTTTGATGAGGGAGTATCCGGTGGGTCTGATGGAGTAGTACCTTCCGATTCAGAATGGTACACTCCAACACCAACTCCTACACCAAGTTCCGCACTTGGTTCAGGTGGGCCCGAGTTAGGAGGTATGCTCTGATGTGTATTCTGGCTAATACATACATGGAACAGGAGAACTTATGGCAAACACCCCACAAACCAAATTCACAGACATTGATTTGAACTTTGCCAAAAATCCTGTGACACGGGATTTGAATGTTCTACAGGATGAAACCGCAATCAAGCGATCACTAAAAAATATCATCCTGACGAATACATACGAAAGACCCTTTTCACCTGAACTAAAAGGCAATGTTACTGCCATGTTGTTTGAACCGTTCACAGACCTAACTGTGATTCGCTTGGAAAAGGGTATTCGTGATGCCGTATTGTCATACGAACCTCGTGTAGTGCTTCAAGATGTGATTGTTGAAGGTGATCCTGATCGTAACAGGTTCATCGTAACCATTCGATTTCAGATCAGAAACACATCAAAGGTATCTGAAACACAGTTTTACCTAGAGAGGCTTCGCTAATGGCAGATGTAAACAACAAGATTGCAGTAGACGGACTAGAGTTCTACGAGATCAAAACCAATCTGAAGCGATTCTTGAGTTCTCAAGACAAGTTCAAAGACTACAACTTCGAGGGATCGGGGTTGAGCATTCTGTTAGATTTGCTTGCCTATAACACCCACTACATCAACTACTATAGCAACATGGTTGCAAACGAAATGTTCTTGGATACAGCAACTGTGCGCGACTCAGTGGTATCGCATTCCAAGTTGCTTGGATACACTCCAACTTCCAACAAAGGCGCCCGCGCTCAAGTTTCTGTTACTGTAGACGCAGATGGAGATGGTGGAATTGCAAACGAGTTCTTGCCCAGATACAGCACATTCTTGGCAAGTGCAGGTGGGAAAAGTTTCGCTTTCAGAACCATCGACACTTACAAGTTTGAACCCAAGTCATATGATGAGAACGGAATCGTTCAAAAGTACTGGATACCTGAACTAACCATTGTTGAAGGTAGACCAGGCGTATCAACCTTTATCGTGGATCGAACAAATTCTCCATCACAGCGATTTGTGATTCCCGAGACAAACATTGATCTAAGCACACTCAAGGTAAGAGTGCAGACTTCGGTAACAAACATATCAGGATATGACGAGTACTGGACTCTTGTTTCTGATCCTCTACAACTGAATGCAGCGAGCAAGGTTTACTTCATACAGGAAACAGAGAACACCAAGTACGAGGTGTACTTCGGTGACGATATTGTAGGCAAAGGATTACAGAACGGAAACATTGTCGTATTGGAATACTTGGTTACTTCAGCAGATCCAATAGAAGCGAACGGTATAGGTGCAACTGATACAGAATCTTTGCAGTCGTCCTTTAGTTTAGAGGGTAGTGATTTTGCTGATCCCGATGTAGTTACTATTGATCCTGCATTGGGAGGATCTGAGAGAGAAGGTATTGAGTCTATCAAATACTATGCTCCTAGAGGATTCCAAGCGCAAGATCGTGCAGTTACTGTGGAAGACTACAGTTTCATGCTTGCCAGAGACTATCCATTCGCAGAGAGCATTTATGTGTGGGGAGGAGAAGACAATACACCCCCTGTATATGGAAAGGTGTTTGTGTCTATCAAACCTTCGCGTGGAACAAGTCTCACAAACCAAGAGAAAGAAGCAATCAAGATAGGCATTCTCAAAAAGTTAAATATCGTTGGAGTAACTCCTGAGATTGTTGATCCTGACTACACCTATCTGAAATTTGAAACTACCGTAAAGATGAATCCGGCAAAGACTACCAAGACTCCAAACGAAGTAAAGCAAGTGGTAAAGAATTCGGTGAATTCATATGTCAACGGCAATCTTGGCAAGTTTGGTGGAAACTTGTTGGCATCTAGACTATCTTCTAACATTGACTCGTCTGACACTAGTGTGGAGGCGAGTGGAACTGTAATCTTCTTAGAGAAGCGCATCTCCCCGAACTACGGAGTTGATGCAAACTATACCACCGAGTTCTCAAATCCAATGGAACCCGAAACCATAAATTCAAACGGATTCTTGCATTTCGATGCAGCAAAAGCCTCGTTCTCTTCTCCATACTCTGTTGCATATTTGCGAGATGATGGAAACGGACAGATGAATGTAATAACTTACGAACCGCTACCAGGCGCTGCTGCGTCACCTACTTCATCGGTTTCTACCAATCCAACATCTTTGTCTGAGAAGCCTTTCCGAGTATTGAAATCTAAAGCAGGCAGTATAAACTACGAATCAGGACAGGTTGACCTTCCAACACTAAACATTGCAGGACTTTCGGGTATCAATCCTGTGTTGAAAATTAGCGCACAGCCTAGTAACTTCGCAGAGATCGTTGCAGATAAAAACCAGTTGTTAGTGATTGACAATACAGATCCAACATCGAACATTGTCGATGTGAAACTTTCTACAGAAGGTAGACTGAACTCACCAAGTTCTGCAAGAAATCAACCAAAGTTTCAAGCAGACCCCACACAACAACCCACTACTACACAGGCAACGGCACAAACAACCAATGCCGCAAAACCAAAAGAGTCTTCTCCTCCTCCAAAGGGTTATCCCAAGTGTTGAGGTAATTGATGCAAGGATACGACAACAAACTACAACACTTTATTGCTGGGCAAGTTCCAGAGTTTGTCTCTGCGGATCATCCCGTATTTGTTGCATTCATGGAAGCGTATTTCGAGTGGTTACAAACCAATGAAGAAGGAAGAAGACTTTCTCCGCTGACATTGCTAGATCAGAGAGATATTGACAACAGTTTGGATTCATTCGTCGCGCTGTTCAAAGAAGAGTACCTGAAACACTTTCCACAGCAACTGGCGTTCGATCAGACTACAGGGGCACTCCTAGATGAACGCAAACTGATGAAACATATCAGAGCGTTTTATAAGGCAAAGGGAACAGAGAAATCATATAGATTCTTGTTCTTGATTCTGTTCAACACTTATGCTGAGTTGTACTATCCAAAGGTTGACATTCTTCGGTTGTCTGATGGCAAGTGGAATACTCTGTACAAGATCAAAACCACATCCACGAATGGCCGAAAACTATTCCAATATAACGGGGGCACTCTCTCGCAGAGAGATGGTTCTGGCATATTGAAGGCATATGCAAACATCAAAGGCATCATTCAATACACTCAAGGTGGATACGAAGTAACCGAGTATGTGATATCATCGCCGTTCGGACAGTTTACGCCAAACTCTCCAGTACAGATTTCAAATTCTCCACTCGCTACTGTAAGTGAAATTGTGTATACGATTCTTACTGGATTTGATATTTGTGATACTGGAGAAGAAACGGCATCTACTGGACAATCATGGAAACTCTATAGAATTGGCGATCAGGTTGTGCTGTATCCGAAAAGTAACTATGGATTTCCTGAGGGCAATGGAGGATTTGGACAGATCATCGAGATTGACTATCTCAAGAGTGCATACTTTGTTAAAACAGGAGAGAGCGATGCTAGAGGTCCTGTGAAGCGAATAAAGATTGTGGATGGTGGGGTAAACTATAATCCCGAAGAATGGGAAGCAAAGATCATTTCTTTGGCTGGAAGAGGAACTGAAGTGGTTCCATTATTCGGTGCAGTTGTAGAAGACTACGGATTCTACAGTAATGACGATGGCCATGTATCATCCAAAAAGAAACTGCAAGACAACAGATTCTATCAAGAATTCTCGTATGTTGTGAAGACTGACGAATCATTTGGCAGATGGATCGACACTATAAGAAAGTTGATCCATCCATCAGGAATGGCAGTGTTTTCACAGCAGTATCTGTACAGAACCACAGGATATCGAGTTGATGACAAGAACTTTGTAGTCACATTTGAAGATCCTATCATCGGACACTACACACCATACCGATTCAAGACCTATGAAAATCTCAGAAACAATAGTCAAGGAGTTGACTTGTATCCTGATGGTTACAACCCGTTGTTGGGTACTGCGGTCGAAAATGGCACAGATCCTCATATCACTGGCGGAAGTCCTCTATCAGAAGGCCTTATACAGGGCATACACAACATTTGGTGCCTGGATGCCGACCACAATTCATCGGACTACGAACAAGTCACGAGCAATAACATAACAGGTGGGTGTACAGGCACAGAAGAACTACAAGCAACTCACGAAACATGGGAACTTTGTACTGGAACTGGTCCTGGATGCTGCCTATCGCAGAATTACTGGATTGTGTACAGTCATCCAAACAGCAGAGGATATACAAACATAACCCCATGTATCTGTATTGAAGGAAACTCAGATTTCACTAGATTTTCTTACATCAAACTGAACGATTTCTTCCACATGATTGATGGAAGATACTACCACTCGTTTGTGCCTGGATCTAACAAGTTTGATGGATTTGAAACAGATGACTTTGTTCCTGAAGAAACATCGTATGTTGCAGGAATAATAAAAGGACTTGGTAAGAGATCTGATGTACTGGATGAACAGACAGTAAATGTATCTGAGTTAAATAGAATTTTCAACACAAATACGCAGGGACAAAACACTAGAAGTGGATCAGTTTCTAGATTTACACCTACATAAGCAAAGGTAAACTAATGGCATTTGATACTCGTATCCGCAACAAGTTCCGTGCAAATCTAGCAGAATTTCTGCTAGATGAGTTTGATTCCTTTTCTGATTCTAGATTCTTCTTGTTCTTTGGAAAGAACTCACAATGGAGCAATGAAAATCTTCCAGATTTAGTTGTTGATTGTGTCCGTGGTGATCTAGATGCATGGACTGATATGATGGGAGCCATCCGTATTGGTAGAAGCGATGTATCACTAGTCATTCCTAGAAATCCTTGGCAAAACGGAACGGTTTACGCAGAATATGATGATGTGGTTGATTTGGTAAATCCATACGCCCCGAAACAATTCTATGTAACCACATCTGAAAACAAGGTGTACAAATGCATTTCCAATGAAGGTGGAGAACCTTCAACCGATCAACCAACTTCAACAAGTACAAGCATTTTCTGCACAAGTGATGGATACAGGTGGAAGTTCATGTATCAGATTCCTGACGATCTGTACTACAAGTTTGCTACTGATACGCGAGTTCCAGTAGAGTTTATCGAAGATGGATTTAACTTTGCGGGTGGTCTTAGCAATGTCAGATCGCTTCAACTTGCTGTTCAACAATCAGCCATAGATGGATCAATTGACAATGTAATCCTTACATCTCTAGGAGATTCATTCCCGCTCACAAGCATTAGCACAAATCAGATGGTTGCTGTGCCAGGCAGAGTGGGAGACACAAAGGTTTGGGTTATTCCCGCAGGACTTCCAGTTGGAGGAAACTTGAACTCTGAAGGTGGATTGGTTGGCTATAGTGTATACTTCAAGAGTGGTTTAGGATCAGGACAAATTCACGAAATTCAGTTTGCAGAATGGGGACAACCTTCCACCGAATATGCAGGATTGCTTGGATTGACCATCAGAGAACCACTTGCTCGACCAGTATCTGCTTCGGGAGAAAACAGAACAGCATTCGACATTGTTCCAACAGCAAAGGTGTTTGGTGATGGATTTGGATGCGAACTGCTTTGCAAAATGGAAGCAATCACAGGAGCAGAGTGCAACAATACTTACCAAATTGATCGACTAGAAATTCTAAGAGCGGGAAAGAACTACACGAATGCAACCATTGTTATTACACCAGTTTCTGCAAAGGCGCCCGAAGCAAGAGTAATCATTTCTCCGCGTGGCGGACATGGATCCGATGCAGTCACAGAACTTGGTGCATCTGAGATTATGGTTTTCTGTTCTAGCAGAGCAGGTATAGCAGGAGAGTTGCCAGCGATCAACAACTTCCGACAGTTTGGACTTCTTAGAAATCCAAAGTTGGGAAGAGGTACAAATGCAGGTCAGTTTGCAGGTATCGAAGACTTGGAAGGATACAAACTCAGAATAACCAAACCAAAAATCATCGTGGTAAAGATCAAGTTTTGGGCATCAGATGGAGTTGCAGGAAGACACACATATGATCCTTCCACGGGAAACTTTGTGCATGGTCAACTAGTCAAACAAGCAAGCAGCGGTGCAACTGGTAGAGTTGTACGATGGATACCTCCTATTGCTGTGTCTTCTGAAAATTGCTGTACGGCAATCACAGGACCAGATCCTACTGGATATGTGTATATCGAACCTTTAGAAGATAGCAAGTTCAAAAACAATTCAAACCTTCCCATTGTTGGATGCAACGATGCAGGACAGGAGATAGGCCCATCATATCAGTATTTCCAAGATGACGATAACTTCATTAGTACGCTTGGATATACTTCTGAGTCATTTGACATTGGTAAGTTTGTGATTGGAGTAGAGTCGTTGACTACTGCCAGAATTGCCGGTTGGGATGTTGGAACTGATGGAACAGACGGATATCTCATACTGAGCGATGTCAATGGAAGATTCCGTGGAGCAACTGTAGATGCACTTGGAAATTATGTGGAAGGCGAAAGAGTCATACAGGTTTCGGGGGTAAATCAATTCTCTGGCATATGGAATGGAAGCAACATCAGTAGCACAGGTGTTCGAGAAACAAACATTGGCATTGTTAGTGGAGATGCTCAACGAGAAACACTAACAAGAGCATCGTACAGTCAAACCTATAAGGTAAATGCCAAGGTTCTGAACAACACTCCAAGTTTAGTAGATATCAATGGCATATCTTATCTTTCATTAGACAGTACGATTACTGTCTTGGAACTGATCACGGGTACTGAGGGAACAATAGATGCCGAGTATCGCAAGATAGGTACTGCATCTGTGGTGGACTACACCATCACACAGTCTGAGTCTGAGCAAGCAGTGAATCTAGAATTGACTTCTCTTAGAGGTTGGAACAGATCATTTGATCCGTTTGATAGCACCACAAAAGAAGGCATTTTGCTTGGATTTGGAAAAACTGAAAGTGGGCAACCAGTTTATGTCCTGACCGTAGACGAGATCCCCATTTCAGACAACATCCCTTCGATAACTCGCGGGGATGTCACCGAGCCAGACCTTCAGATTAATAGTGGCGAAGTCGTATACATAGACAATATCAAGGCAATCACTCGCAACCCCGAGCGGCTTGAAGAGTTCAAGTTGATTCTACGGTTCTAAAGGACTAAGAATGGCAGAGATCGAACCAACACAATTCGCAGGCTTCCCGTACTACGACGACTATCAGGACAGCAAGAAATTCATCAAGATGCTGTTCAAGCCTGGCTATGCATTACAGGCCCGAGAACTAACTCAACTACAAACGGTCTTGCAAAAGCAAATCAGTAGATTTGCCAATCACATCTTTAAGGATGGAAGTCCAGTTGTCGATGGACAGTTGGGTGCGGTGGATTGCAGTTTCATCCGCATCGAAACTGCGGTCACAGGAACAACAGCCGATGGCACGCAGGGACAAGTAACAGTTACTCCCTCTCAGTTTGTTGGAAAAATCATCGTCAATGATGTTTCATCAGGATCTACAGTTCCGCAACTTCGCATGAAAGTTCTTCATGTGGAAGCGTCGGAGGCGGTGGCACCGACAGATCCAGACCCATACCATGTTCTGTTTGTCGAGTATCAAAATTCTGTCACGGTGACAGATCCAAATACAGGCGAAAACAGAAGCATCACAAATCTGAAAGACCTATACAAACAAGTTACAGGCGCTCCCTCCACATTGTCGGTGGTTACTGTGGTTGACGAAAGCAATCAAGAGATTGCAACTGATATTCGATGTCAGATCAAGTATTCAAACGAAAGTGTAGATAAAGTTGCTACTTTCGGAAAAGCAACTCTAATATCGAACCAAGACGGCATCTATTACATTGACGGTGCGTTTATCATGGCATCGGCGCAGACTATCGCACTGAAGCGAAAGGCTAGACTACAAAGCACAGTACTTGGAGTTTCAACCGAAAGTGATTCAGTAGAAACTGAATGGACAACTGCTCCTGGCGATGTGCCTGCAATTGGTTCAATCGGAGAAGGTTGGACATTTGTTACAGGTATGGAAAGTAGTTTAGTTGGAGTCAGACTGTTTCAGTTCCCATCTTGCCGAGTTGGATTTACGATCAAGCGAGAAGTGATTGATGCAGATACTGATAGAACTCTTCTAGATCCTGCATACGGGTCTTACAACTATGCAGCGCCTGGTGCTGATCGCTACAAAGTTGATCTAGTATTGGATCAACTAGCATTCACTAATCAAGACACTCTTGCAGATGCAGACCAGTACAAAACGACTAACTTTGTTGAGTTGACTCGTGTAGTAGATGGAACTATTCGCTATTCGGTAAAGTATCCCATCTATAGCGATTTGGAAGAAACTCTTGCCCGCAGAACTTATGATGAGTCAGGATCGTATACAGTTAAGCCATTTGAAATCGACATCGAAGAATACTTCAATGACGAAAAGGTGTGTGTGCTTAGAGAAACTGTTAGAGAAATTCAAGGTTCTGCAAACTCGACACCATTTTCAGTAAGAAACGAAAGCGGCACATCAGAAGTTTCAGATGGATTCCCGGCAAACATAAGCATCTATGGATACCGAAATGACGCTTTGGTATGGAAAGGAATTGTGTCAAACGCGGATACATTCCTTTCTCGTCAAGGAGAAGTAGATTTCCGTGCAGAAGGTTACGGCACTACTTTGATGCACATGATATTTGGCACCCCATTGGAAGGTGATATCATGGTGTCTGAGTCTTACAGCAAATCAAACAATAGCAACTTGTTTTTCTTGAAGTCTGAAATTCCAGTAACAGGAGATGTGTTCAATCTTCTGTATACAAAAGGTGATGGAGTTCCTAGAAAGGTTCTATCACAGCAAGGAGAAAATCCTCAAGATTACCTGGCAGTATTTCCTCATGTCAGTACCTACTCAGATGATCGATTCAATGGAAAGTATACACTTGGACGCCTGCATCCTGAATGGGCGGCAGACGCAGAAGACCCATCATCAGAAACGGTGGTAGATGCCATTGAAGACGCCAAGAGCAAACTCATAGTTGGTGTTGGTACTGGCAAAGCATACATCTACGGATATGAGTTCGAGAATCAGAACACCAAGTTCATTCCAATCGAAAAGGCGAGAGAGTCTGAAGCAGTTGTTGGAGAAGAAATCAACCTGCTTCTCGGCAACTATGTGATCTGCGAACCACCTCTAACTGGCGATACTTCTGCTCCATCTACTCTGAAACTTCCATCTTGGAGTTCGCATCCAAAGGTTGAACTTTGGAATCAACTATCACCTGATGCTACGACTGGTAACGAAAATGGAAACACTTTAATCGGTACTGCTCGTATTCGCGGAGTAACACCAAACGAAGGTAAAGTGAATGTGCATCTATGTGACATTCAGATCAAAGATGGTTCTTACTTTGCAGACTTTGATCACATCAGATTCCGTTATGAAAATAGAGAAGATACTGTAGTTACCGGCGATCAGATTGCAGGAAGTATAGAGTTGTTTGAGATTTCGATTACGGGTGGTCCGTCTGGTTTTGGTGGAACATCATTCACTCAAGTAGAGCGAATTGTGTCCGGTCAAACAGATCCAGTTCTAGTTGAATACTACGATACCATCCTGTTTTCTCCAAAGGCCAATCTTGCTATCTTTGATCTTCCTTCTTTGTGTTCTTTGAAACAGATTACTGAGTTTGCAAAGACCAAGTATGATTGCAAGAAAACTTTCAGCAAGCAACTGATCTCTAGTGGAACTGGAGCAGGTCCTACATTCCAGGCAAATAGTAGTTTGGTTTGGAGACAATATGGAAGCGGAAGCAACTTGATATGGATTCTCAGCAATCAGACATCAGGTGTAGGTATTGTTGCGAATACCGCTGACACTTCTAGCAATACGCTATACACATTCAAGGCAAGTTCTACGGTTAACTCTGCATTTCAAGCAAGAGTAAATGCAGCATTGGCGACTAATGCTTCTTACTTTGAAGCAGACAATCTAGACAAAATTATGGTGTTCAGCGCAAACACCAATAAACTCCTATCAGTTGGTGCAGTCTCTGATGCAAACTCTCCAATCAAAGCACTAGTGAACTCAGATAAAACTGTGATGTATATTGTGTATGCTCCTACAGGTGGCGATACTCTTGGTATTACAACCAAACCTTTCCACATGGAAACTGTGGTTGCTGCTCAAACAGCAGGTAGCGCAAATACCACAAACTTTAGAAAGAAGACAGCAGCAGTTATTTCAGAATACTCAGGCGTGACATGGGACAAGTACATCAACGAAGACGGATACTTTATGCTTCCTCTCAAAAACTGGGAAGGCATTTTCCAGTTCAACGGAGATAACTCAGATGATCCGTGGAATGTAAACTTCAGTCCTGAAGGACAAAATGGATGGGACTCATGGGATGAAGATGATGACGGCTCGGCAAACAATACAAACTCATTCTTGAGTCCAACATTGCCAGACGAATTTGTTACTAGTCTTGGATTCTCAGATGTGCTATCTGTTGAAGAAGTCCTCGTATGGGACGCAACAAACTCAGAACAAAATCCCACAGGCAAGCGAGATATCACCAAGTACTTTGAGTTGATCAATGGAGTCAATGATAATTTCTACGATCATGCCAAGATTGTGATTCGCAAGAGTGCTTTGCAGAACCTCAAGACACAATATCCCGGCATCTTCAAGAATAAGGGCGAAAAACTGGACTATACTCTGTTTATTCGCTTCAAGTTCTTGAAGCACAGCGGAGCAGGCCCTTTCACGATTAACTCATACGAACACAACGACCATCATCCATTCTTCAGTCGTTACGAAGATATTCCGCTTTACACAAGTCCTGTATATGGATATACATACGAACTTCGTAACTGCTTAGACTACAGACCATCAAGAGAAAATTCTACTCCGGCTAGAGTTGCAACAGCACTAGCAGACATGAATGATTTTACAACATCTGACACAAATCGTCCAAACGCATTGGATGAAGATTGTCCATTACGCGATAACTCGTTGATACAAGAAAGCACAGGAGCATTCATTGCTCGTGGTGCCAGAGGAGATTCGGAAACAGTTCTTCCTGCACTTGGATCAACTGGCTCTAGACCCGCAGTAACTTACGACTATTTCACTTCTCGCAGAGATAAACTGGTTCTACTAAAGAATCGTGAATTCAAGATCATTGCTGGCAAATCAGCGATTCGTCCTGAATCACCCAAAGATGTGCCAGAGTCTATGTCTTTGTATACACTTTCTCTTCCTCAGTACACATTCGGTTCTGAGGATGTTCTAGTAGACTACATTGATAACAGACGCTTTACCATGAGCGATATTGCCAAACTGGAAAAGCGTATCGAGCGTGTAGAGTACTATACCACCCTGACTCTGCTAGAAAAAGAAGCAGCAGAACTCTCTATTCCTGATCCTGCATTGGGTGGAGCAGAGCGTATCAAGAACGGTATCTTTGTTGATAACTTCAAGGGACATGGTGTAGGAGATGTGTTTAGTCCATACTATTCGTGTGCCATGGATTTTGATAAGGGACACTTGCGTCCAAGATTCAGCACACGACATATTGAGTTTGCTCCCGTACCACTCATCGCAGGATCGCAAGAGTTCAAGATTTCGCCAGATGGTGTGGTCACTCTCTTCTATGATGATACTACGCCAAATCGCTACATCATTCAACCAGTAGCAAGCAGAGCGATTAGTGTCAATCCATTTGATATTGTGAGTTGGCTGGGAAGCGTGTCTATGGTTCCAAGTAGTGATACATGGATTGATACCAATACCAAGCCAGCAGTTACAATCAACTTGGAAGGCGAAAACGATGCATGGAAGGGTATGAAGAGTGCCTTTGGAACTCAATGGAACGATTGGGAAACCTCATGGACTGGTGTTCGTGCAAGTACTACCGAGTCGCTAGGAGAAAAATCTTCTAGTCAGTTCTTAGATGCTCCGCACACTCGTAGAGCGCCTGATGGTGTCATGCGTAGACGCCAACAGACAACCACAACTCGCACAAGTCTTGTGACCGAAACAGTTGATCGTAGACAAACCCGCGAGGGAATCAAAACTTCCATCACACCGCAGCGTGTCACCAAAGAACTTGGAGATAGAATTGTAGATGTGAGTGTGGTTCCTTACATCCGCTCTAAGAAAATCACAATCACCGGCAAGTCTCTCAAACCAAATACCATTCTTTATGCATTCTTCGACAATACTTCTGTGAACAAGTATTGTGAGTTTGATGGTCAACCAGTTACACCAAGTAATCCAATCAAGACCAACTCTGCCGGAGAGGTGGAAGTGGTATTCAATTTGCCAGGTGGAGTGTTCAAGACTGGCGAGCGGCAGTTCAGACTCACCGATAGTACAACAAATGACTTGCCAAGAAGCAACACCTCTGCGGATGCAAGTTATTTTGCACAGGGAATGCTACAAACCAAAGAGAACACCATTGTATCTACTCGTGTTCCTGTGATTAGTCGTCAGACAGTTACAGAAGATCGTGTAGTGCGAGATGCAGTTACGCGAGTACAAACTGATTCCACTTCAAGTATTACTTGGCGCGATCCGCTTGCTCAGACATTCTTGGTTGATGTTGCCAAGAATCCAAAGGGAGTTTGGGTACACAGCATTGACTTGTTCATCAAGAATGCACCAAGCGGAGAATCTGCACCACCGATTCGCGTACAGATCAGACCAACAGTAAACGGATATCCGCATTCATCAATGGTTCTGCCATTTGCTGAAGCATCTCTAAATGCAAGCGAGGTTAATCTCGCAATTGGATCAGGAGATGGTGAGGTTCCTTCTGTAGATGATCCTGACACATACACCCGCTTCAAGTTCTCTACTCCGGTTTATTTGATTCCTGGCGAATACGCCATTGTCATTATGAGCAACAGCGCAGAGTATGAATGCTATATCGCAGAAATGGGTGAGGTTGCAATTGGTACTGAGGGAACCCGAATCACTCAGCAACCATATGCAGGGGTGTTCTTCAAATCGCAGAATGCAAGCACTTGGTCTGCGGATCAGAACACCGACCTGATGTTTGCCATCAATACCTGTAAGTTTGTCACATCAGATACTCCACTTGAAGTTTCTTTTGCTCCCGTAACAGGCCAATATGGATTTGAAAACGAAGAAGATCCATTTGAAGTGGATGCTATGAAAGTAGTTGCTCAACTTCTTAAGTTTGACAATAGCACTGTGAATGCAAAACTTGCACTAACCAATGACAACGGATTAGTGCAGGAGTTTGATATTCCTCTGAATGAAAACTTTGCACCACGACCAGTTGCATTCCAGTTGGACAAATCTAGCAGACTAAAACTACAATTCACCAATAGTGATGTCAATGTTTCTCCGTGCATTGATTCAGAAAGACTCAGCGCCATTCTGATAGACAATATCATTGGTTCTCCAACACCCCAAAGTAGTAATTGGGAAGTTGAGTATAAAGCCAGACCTCCATATGATGTGGACGAAGTTGACTCCAACGGAAATCTAGTGTATCCCGTGAGCAGATACATTTCTCGTAGAGTTGATCTGATATCAGGTCTAGAATGTGATGACCTCAAGGTGTACTTGAGTGCAAATCTTCCAAACTTCACCTATGTAAATGGATCTAGTCAGAACACCGAGATCAAGACTGCTATTGAAGTTTGGGCAAAGGTTCAAACAGGAGACTCTGATGTTCCGTTTGATGATTTGAACTGGATGCGAATGGATGTGAATCCGCTGCAAGCAACGCAAATTGCAACAGATGAGGTTACTTTCACCGAGTACGCTTTCACAATGCCAGAGTTCTTCTATCCAAGTCCATCAGCAGCAAAGACAGGATATAGCAAAGCAGAACAGCAATTTGCAGTTCCGTTTACTAGATACTCCATCAAGATTGTCATGTTCAGTAACAATGGAACTATCGTACCCAAAGTTAAAGACCTCAGAGTAATCGCGGTGGTATAACACATGGCAATCCCCAATACTCCCAAAAATAGACTAACAGAACCGTCAAACCGTTCACCCATCGAACGGGAAGTTAGTGCGGTCAATAGTGCTACTGGCCAACAAGTAAAAGTTGTTCTATTTGATACGGCGGTCAAAGACTTCCAACTAACACAGCAACCTCTTATTGCTGCTGAAACCATCCGAGTGGCAGGCGCGCCTGGTGTTCAGTTTTTGGCGGATGCTGCCAAAGTTCAAGCAGCGAATAACAAGAGGAGCGCAAAGTCTGCTGCTAGACTATCCGCTGCTACCATAGAAACACTATTGCAAAGAATTACAGAATTGGAAGCAACTGTTGCCAGACTGGTGAACTGCTATCCGCTGTGTTCTATTACTCCAACTCCCACAGTTACTAGAACAGTCACACCAACAGTCACTCCAACGAAAACCAAGCCACCAACACCAACACCAACACCGACGCGGTTCCCTGAGTTTACTCCAACAAACACTCCTTCAGTTACTTCGACGCCTACGACCACGCCTACTGGCACAGTAACTCCGTCCCCAACAAGAACACCAGGCCCAACACCAAACACAACACCAAGTGTGACTTCAAGTGTAACGGCGACAGTTACTCCAACACCGACATCTACTGTAACCAACACACCAACACCTACCGAAACTCCCACAGTAACTCCAACGGAAACACCGACACCGACACCGACACCGACAACGGTGCCGCCGGCATAATAAGGAAGCACAATGTCTACTTGTCCAGACCCAAACACAAATCTAACAGGTTGCGAGCCACCGTTTCCACCTGCTCCATCTCCATCGCCTGCTCCACAAGAGTGGGATTTGTGCTTTTGCGATGTAAGTCAGGGACTGACAGGTGTTGCTGGCCTTCTAGACAACATTGCACCGTCTGCGGGAACCACAGGTACAACTAGTGAAGGATTTGTGATTGATGTATTTGTTCGCAAGGACACAGCATCATCTGGCACCCAACTAGAAGATTCCTATTATCTGAGATGGCCGGCAGCACTTACAGGTAGTGACTTCTATGACTATGAGAGTCATTTGAACAATAACTACTGTGGATTTGCTCCAACCATCTATGCTTTCCGTGGTCAATGGATTATTTTCCGCCAACAAGACAAGTCTAATGCAGGATATCCAATCTGCATTACCACTAGCAAAGATGGAACATTCGTAGAAGGAGTTTTGTATTCTGTAACAGGTAATGAAGAAACCAGTGGAAATCTGCTGTATCGCAATGGAACAGAAGAACTTGCTTCGCCAGCATCTGACGCAACATACACAGGAGTACTCAATACTCTTCCAAGCGAATTGAATTGTCCTTGCGGAGTTGGTTGTCCTGACGGTGATCCGCAACCGTGTCCGAATCTTGCTTTCAGAATTCCCGCTTGCTCGCCTGATGTTCTCTACTATCGTCACTACACGCAGAGTGGAAATGAAATTGTTGGTGGTAAAATTGTTATTCTTGGTTCGCTAACTGGATTTGAATGCAGCACAGAAGAACAATGCGTTCCACATGAAAGACCGTGGGAAGTTCCTTTCTCCCCTCTGTCTCTTGGTGATACATTCTATGAATGGTACACCACGACCAACAACATTATTGCAGCACTTGATCCACTTCGTATCTACGACATAAAGGCGTTGGGTGGTTTGAAGGAAGTGGTTGCTGTAAGCAATGGAATTCTTTACCTTGAAGCAGATGTTGGACCTGGTCTACGCATTTTCCCACCAACCTCTCCGCTAGATGGTCTACCACAGGACTGTGCCTCGGGCAAAATTGTGCTAGACATCTTTGGTTTGCCTGAAGTTGAAGTTACGGGAGCGTTTGATCCATTCGAGGATCGAAAGTCTAGAAACCAAGTTAAAGAAACTGACTTGTTTGTATTTGAGCGGTTTGTAGACGATGATGGCTTTGGCTCGCGCAGAGGCATTGATCCCCACAACACAGCAGCAAATATCTTCAAGGTGAAAGCAGAAAATCTTCTGCCGTACACAATTGCAGGCGATCACAGATTCACAGGTAAGGTTGCATTTGAATCTCCTGCCATGGAGATCAACGCAACGAAACTCACGATTGATGACAAGGCTATCGAATTAGGAGCAAGTCCCTTCCTTGAGTTCTCTGTTGTATTGGTAAGCGGAAATGCCGCACAACTCGTTACAGGAATGAGTCACGATCCCGATGGAGACTCATACTATTATGAGGGTGGTTCAGAAACAGACAATACGACTCCAGGCAACACATACACAGGACTTACAGGCGAACTGGTCATTCAAGAGCATACGGTATACAGCACCTATGCAAGAACTGAACCAAAACCAGAACCAGTAACCGAGTACGAAGACGATCCTTACGATCTAGTTACCGGCGATTATCTCAACAGAGGTCCTGGATACAATCCAACCGATGTAGACGGTGGTGGAAATTACATCCATAACGATGTGGCTGGAACCGAGCAAATTCCTGAACTAACTGGAACCGAGTATTCGCGTGCTACCATTATATCAGTAAGCAACATCACAGGTAACACAGCAACCGTAAAGGTTCGTGTATACAACGATGTACCGTTTGTAACAGATAAAGTTGCATACACCACCCGAACTGGAGTGCGCTTCACCATTAGTGGAATTGCAGGACAAGCAGGAACAGACATCGATATCAATGGTGGTGGTGTCATTCTTAACTCCACAGATGGCAACAAATCTATTCTGTGGGCAAACAGCAATGATGCATGGACTCTGAATCAGAATCTAGCAGTAGATACTCGATTCCATGTACTCACTCCGTTCAATATAGCAAACGGAACTACAAATTACGCTGATAACTCAAGTGGATCGCACGATTATTGGAATGTGCATCAGTATATGAATGTCGCTACACTTACAGGAAATCATTGCCTGGACAATAGTGACAACGGACTCTTACACTTTGCATATGTTCCTGTGGGAGTCACAGGAACAAACGGTCATCTACCTGCTTTGAGTATCTTGCCATGTGGTGGCATCTATATCCATAACATTACTTGCTCTCCACAGTTTAGTGTTGAAGGTGGAGTCAAACCAAATAGTGTCGTAGTTAGCAACGATTTTGGTGTGTTGGAACACACTCAGCAAGATCGAATCTTTGTGCCTGTCACCGGCGCTGCCAACTACACCGACTTTGAAGTTGGAGATGTGGTTGGTATCTCTGCAAATGGTGCGCTGTTCTTGGCAAGAGCAGACACCCGTGATGATGCAGAAGTGCTTGGAATTGTAGCGCAACAGATCACAGGTGGTGGCGACAATTGTGATATCGGTGAAGGTACAGCAGGATGGCTCATTGCTGTAGGAAATCTGATTGATTGGTCTTCAGGAATGTGTGGTCTAAACATCATTACGCCTGGATCGGTGTACTTCTTGAATCCGATCACTGGTGGAACACTTGTGGACTGCGAACCACTTGAAGTGGGACACATCAGAAAGCCAGTTGTACTGGCAGTAAATACCTCTCAGTTGCTTATCACCAACTACGAAGGTGTAGTAAACGGAGACTACTTCCAAGAGAATCCAGTACAAAGACTAGATGATTTGCGTGATGTGGATGCTCCTGTTACAGGCGAAAATGCTGTAACGGGTGGTCAGATTCTTGTGTGGAACGGTACTACTTCCATGTGGGAAAACACTTCAAGCATATTGCCGTCAACCGCAGTACCCGCAAACAATAACGATCCTGGCATTGCTGGCGAAGTTAGATTTGACGACGATCATCTCTATGTTTGTGTGACTGGTAACACATGGCGTAGAGTTGCGCTTTCCAACTGGCCGTAATCTGATCTACATAGAGTGAGGTTTCTGCCATGGGCGTAAGCGCATTTCACAGAGCATATTGGGACGGTAGAGCATACCGCCGCACCAAGATTTATCAACGGGATCACACATTCCAATTTGGTGATGTGGTACGGGTTGATAAGGTCACAGGGCTGTGGGTTTTGGCAAGTGCAGATACCTTGGATAACGCAGAAGGCCTTGCCATTGTGAGTCATAGCGGATACCGTGGAGCAGACAGTACTGCTTCCACCGCAGATTATTCTAGACGCGCTTTGCCATCGTATGCGTTTGATCATCGCACACAAACCGGAGAAGAGTGCAACGATCCACGACACTTCTTCAGCGTTGTGTTCCGTGGTGAGATCACTATTCCTGACAACCAAGACATCGACTATGATCAACACGCTCTGCTCACAGGCACATCAAGCGTACCACAAGCATACACGCCAGGTGGTGTGTACTACCTGAGTCCTTTCCCCGATGAACTCGGAAAACTAATTCGTAAGAGTCCGCTAGAGTTCGGTGGAAAAATGGCATCTTCGGTTGTGAAGCCCATGCTGATTGCATTGGATCACACTCGCGCTGTAGTTGTGAACTATATCGGTTCCAAACTGGATAGTTTGCCTGACGAATGGATTCACATTCAAGATGTTCAGAAGGTTGGTGCTATTGGAGCATTCCTTGAAAACAATCTGCCAGATTCATGGATTGCCGCAGACGGAAGACTATGCGCCAGCGCACAATATCCACAACTTTCAGAAGCAATCGGAGGAAGCGTTCGTGTTCCTGCAACGCTAACACTAGAAGCAAATCCTCCGCAAGCAGATGTGTTTACTGGTGTAGATGGTTACTGCATTCTTGACTTCTCTAACGAAGATATTGATGTTAGTGCTGCTGTTATTCAAGAACCTCTGAATCTTCGCTTGGAATCAAGCGAAAGCATGGCTGAGATTTCTGCCATTATTGATGGTATTGTTGATAAGTATAGACTCAGAGTTATCATCGACCGTGATGTATTGATGGATGGAATGACCGGATCAGCCTATCAGGTGGGTGGTTCGTTGAAGGTGAAAGTTCGCGCACCATATCTGCCTGGAATAGACGAGCAGTTCTTTATTCCAAATCTACGAAATCGCACCGTAAGAGGAGCCGATCCGGTTGCTGTTTTCTCAGGAGCAACAGCGCGACAGTCTGATCTAGGTGATTACTCGGGATCAAACTCAGTAACTCTAGATGAAGGCAAGGACATACTTGGGGGCGAAAAATACAGCGGATACAGCGAAACGGTGGACACCCGCGCCAGTTCTGTAAATGTAATCTTCGCCATCAAGACCAACACGGTTGACTGTGGATCATTTATCAACGACTGTTGCACAGATATATCACCAGTTGGATTGAATGACAATGCAATCATAAACGGCGCATTCTTGGTCTGGCAGCGTGGCAAAGAGTTCTCTCGGGAAACCTTTGACGCTCAACCACAATATACCGCTGATCGTTGGTTTCAAGACTTCAGTCTGTCTTCTCCAATTGAACCACCTCTAACTGGTACATATCATGTGCTGAAAAAGGGAGTGAAGCACTCTCACTTCAATCCCGCTGCAATGGTTGCTCCTCTGCTTCCAGGCGAGCAAGCGTCAGTAAATGCTAGACCCGAAGAACTTCCTGACTCTATCACCACATATGCTCAGGTTCAAGGAACTCTGATGACGGCAGTAAGGCCTGATGGTGATGATCCCACCACATCATATACAGTTTCAAGTGCGTTGATTACAGGTTCTCAAGAGTCATATCACTATTTGGAAAACAGAATCGAAGATGTCAGAACTCTCAGCGATGAACGAGTTACCTTGAGTTTCTGGGCGCGTGGAACTCAAGCAGGATCATTCTATGTGAGTATGCGCCAGCACTTTGCTGGCAATCGTGGAATCTTGGATGATGCGTATTCTACCCCTGTTTCAGTTTTAGTTGACGGAACTGCAAACTGGAATCGTTACGAAGTCACACTAGACATTCCCGATGTTCAAGAGACAAAGCCTTCTGATGGATACATCGGAGGAAACAGTTTCTTGGGAGTACAGTTCTGGACCATGTACTTTGCAGGAACCTGTACTGGTACTGCAAATCCAACAGTGTATGATTCAATTATTGCTACTCCTGGTCCTGAAACCGGAGAATTATCGTTCAGAATAGGAGAACAATTAACATCGGCCGCAGACTCTGGCTGTGTTCTAAAAGCAGAATATGATTGTTTCTGCTCCGATATCCCTAATG